AGCGCGGATATCAAAGGGAAACTATTAGAGGGTTTGCGCTTGGCGTTTAGTAACTCCCGCTCTATCAATGATCAGGCCAAAAAGAAGGCCGAGAGCTTGCTTATAGAGCTTGCAGACGAGCGCACAACGATAGACGAGGAAAGCGCACACCCTTCTCAATTCCTAGAAAGCGCGACCCCACCACACCCCGACCCCCAAAATTCGACCAATGCGGGCAGTGAATGTATGCATAGTATTCCACTCAAAGAATCCGACTCCAAAGCAGCTCAATCACTGTTAGACGACCTCACTATAACAGATGTTATAGTGACAACTCCTTTAGAATCAAGCACTTCCCTGTCCATAGGTAGTAACCCTGATGCTTTAAATGATCCAATAGAGGGGGTAGGGGGTATAAATTCAGGACAGGAAGACACAGTCGTTCCACGTGAAACACCCCCCCTTAGTAATTCAGAACAAAAAGGGTAGGGGGTATATTTTGAAAATAAGTGAACTGTATCCAGATTTATTGAAGGCTGATGGCTTTGACGAAGCGATCATAGGGGTAGTACAGAGGATGGGGATACAGGCTATCTGTTATGACCAAGATAAAGTGATTGATATCCTAATTGAAAGAGATGGTATGACGTATGAGGAAGCTGTTGAGTACTTTGAGTTTAATATTGCGGGCGCGTGGGTAGGGGAATCTACTCCGTTCTTTTTAGAGACTATGGATTTATGAGGTCTATTTACGATATACAGAAAGATATTGCCGCTGCTTCGCATAGGCTTAATAACTTGATTTTAGAAAAGAAGTTAACCGTTGCCGCGATGAGGGGGGCTGAGGCTTCTTCTCAGATTTTGACTGAGCAACTGATGGAAAGATTAAAAAATGACACCAGCCCAAAAAGAGACATTCTTAATAATTGATGAGTACTGGAAAAACTTCGGGTACGGACCGACTATCGATGATGTAATGAGACTAACGGGCGAAAAAGGTCGTGGAAATGTCGCGCGGAAGATGCGTACCCTCATTGAAATTGGGGTATGTAAAGGGGTGGCGGGAAAGGCGAGAAGTATACGGCCTTCGTATATACGTTTAAGGGATCTATGACTAACGATGAAATACTATTGGAGTTGATTAGTCTTTTGCCAGAGGAAGAGCAAAAACCGTTCCTTCCTTTGACGGAGTCTTTGAATGTAGCCCAAGAGCGAGAGGTCGGGCAAATCGACTTTCTTTCGTTTGTTCAATCTGTCTGGCCTGCTTTTATTTATGGCAGACATCACGCGCTCATGGCGCAAAAATTTGAGGATATCGCTAATGGAAAATCTAAACGCCTTATTATTAATATGCCTCCCCGCCATACTAAGTCTGAGTTTGCCAGCTACCTACTGCCCGCCTGGTATCTTGGGAAATTCCCTGATCGAAAGATTATTCAGTGTTCAAACACCGCAGAACTAGCCGTAGGGTTTGGGCGGAAAGTCCGTAACTTAGTGGCCTCGGAAACGTATTCCAAGATATTCCCTAACGTGTCTCTTAGGTCAGACTCTAAAGCTGCAGGCCGCTGGGCAACAAATGAGAACGGAGACTATTTCGCGATTGGTGTCGGTGGTACTGTTACTGGTAAAGGCGCTGACCTACTCATTATTGATGACCCACACTCGGAACAAGAAGCCGCACTTGCCGCATCCGACCCAACAGTCTTTGACAAAATCTTTGAATGGTATACCTCTGGACCGCGTCAGCGTCTCCAACCTGGTGGCTCGATTGTCGTGGTGATGACTCGCTGGGCAAAAAAAGACCTTACAGGAAAGATCTGCCAATCCATTATAGATAGAGACGGAGACGTTTGGGACATGATTAGCCTCCCCGCAATTCTTCCTAATGGCAGACCACTCTGGCCTGAGTTCTGGAGTTTGGATGAATTAAACAAACTGCGCGATGAACTGCCTCTTTCCAAATGGCAAGCCCAGTACCAACAAGATCCAACCTCTGAACAAGGCGCTCTAGTCAAACGGGAATGGTGGCAAGTCTGGGAAAAGGAAAACCCACCGCCATGTGATTTCATCATCCAATCTTGGGATACGGCTTTTACCAAAAACGAACGCTCAGACTATTCGGCCTGTACGACTTGGGGAGTATTTTATAAAGACGAAGATCCTAGTGACGCGAATATTATTCTGTTAGACGCCCTTAAAGAACGGCTTGAGTTCCCTGAATTAAAGATCAGAGCAATGCAAATGTATAGAGAATGGGAACCCGATGCGTTTATTGTGGAGGCAAAAGCCTCTGGTGCTCCACTTATATTTGAGCTAAGATCCATGGGAATCCCTGTACAAGAATTTACGCCAACCCGTGGTAATGACAAGATCTCCCGTGTAAACTCTGTAGCAGACATGTTTGCATCAGGAAAAGTATGGGCGCCAAGAAAGCGCTGGGCTGAAGAAGTCATTGAAGAATTGGCTGCTTTCCCTAATTCCGACCACGATGACTTGGTTGACTCAAGCACACAAGCCCTTTTGCGTTTTAGAAAAGGCGGGTTTATTCGATTACAAACAGACGAGGAAGATGATATTAAGTACTTCAAGTCTAAACGAGCAGTTAGTTATTACTAAGGAACTATTATGGCTATTGAAAAAGCACTCTATGAATTACCACAAGGACTTGAAGCAGCTGCTGCCAGCATGGAGCCTCTTGAAATTGAGATTGAAAATCCTGAATCCGTAACGATTGGACTCGATGGCTTAGAGATTAAGATTGAGCCAGAAGAGGAAAGCGCGGACGACTTTGACGCTAACCTTGCCGAATACTTAAATGACGGTGAATTAGCTGAAATAGCAGGAGATCTATTAGGCGATATTGACTCAGATATTGGCGCCCGCAAAGAATGGATGCAAACCTATACAGACGGCATCGAGCTTCTCGGAATGAAGATTGAAGAGAGAACCGAGCCATGGGAAGGAGCCTGCGGAGTCTATCACCCCCTCCTTTCAGAAGCCCTAGTTAAATTCCAAGCCGAAACCGTGATGGAGACTTTACCTCCAGCTGGTCCAGTTAAGACTGTGATTGTTGGTAAAGAAACCCCAGAAAAGATGGCTGCCGCGGATCGTGTCCAAAAAGACATGAACTATCAGATCACTGAAGAGATGCCAGAGTTTCGCCCTGAACACGAGAGAATGTGCTGGGGTCTAGGACTCTCAGGTAATGCATTTAAGAAAGTCTACTTTGATCCGTCTTTAAACCGCCAAGTAGCTTTATTCGTACCAGCAGAAGACTTAATTGTTCCTTATGGCGCTTCCGACCTTCAAACCGCAGAGCGTGTCACCCACGTTATGCGTAAGACTGAAAACGAACTACGCAAACTACAAGTGGCAGGGTTTTATAAAGATGTAGACCTAGGCACACCGACTACCGCCTTTGATGAGGTAGAAAAGAAAATAGCCCAGAAAATGGGGTTTCAAGCCACCTCGGACGACCGCTATAAGATTCTTGAGATTCAAGTTAATTTAGATATTGAAGGTTTTGAAGATAAAGATGAAGATGGAGAACCTACAGGAATCGCCCTGCCTTACATTGTTACCATTGAAAAGGGAACGCAACAAGTATTAGCGGTCCGTAGAAATTGGAGACCCGAAGATGAAACTAAGCAAAAACGTCAGCATTTCGTCCATTATGGATATGTTCCAGGCTTTGGCTTTTATTGTTTTGGCCTTATCCACCTTGTCGGTGCTTTTGCTAAGTCTGGTACTTCTCTTATCCGACAGCTTGTCGATGCAGGTACATTATCGAATCTGCCAGGTGGCTTTAAAACCAGAGGTTTGCGAGTTAAAGGAGACGATACTCCCATCTCGCCAGGTGAGTTTAGAGACGTAGATATCCCATCTGGAACACTAAAAGACAATATCATGCCGCTCCCGTACAAGGAGCCAAGCCAAGTTTTATATACCTTACTTGGTAATATCGTAGAAGAAGGAAGACGTTTTGCCTCGGCTTCCGACATGAAGATTGCCGATATGTCAGCGAACACCCCAGTGGGTACGACTCTAGCAATCCTAGAGCGAACCTTAAAGGTTATGTCCGCAGTCCAAGCCCGCGTTCATTACTCCATGAAACAGGAGTTAAAGCTCTTAAAAGATATCATCCGCGACTACACCCCTGACGAATACGAATACCAGCCAGACGTAGGAAACCGTTTTGCCAAGCAGTCGGACTACGATAACTGTGACGTCATTCCTGTCTCTGATCCTAATGCAGCAACAATGAGTCAGAAGGTCGTTCAGTACCAAGCGGTTCTCCAGTTGGCGCAACAGGCTCCTCAGCTTTATGACTTAGGCCAGCTGCACCGCCAAATGTTAGAGGTCTTGGGGATTAAGAACGCTAAGAAGCTGGTCAAGATTGAAGACGACCAGATGCCTGAAGATCCTATTACCGAGAATATGAACATCCTAAATATGAAACCTGTAAAGGCTTTTATGTATCAGGACCATCAGGCACACATCACAATCCACATGAATGCCATGAAGGATCCTAAAATTGCCGCTTTAATGGGCCAAAACCCACAGGCACAATCAATTGGCTCGGCTGCAATGGCACATATTCAACAGCATTTAGCCTTTGAATATAAGAAACAAATGCAAGATATGATGGGAGTGCCACTTCCTACGGGCGAAGAGGACGAAGCAATCTCACGAGATATGGAAGTTCAGATCTCACAAATGGCGGTCAATGCTTCCAATGCTTTGTTACAGCGCAATCAAACCGAAATCGCTGCTCAACAAGCCCAACAAGCAGCCCAAGACCCAGTAATTCAAATGCAAGCGAAGGAACTTGAACTCAAACAGGCCGAGGAACAACGCAAAGCAATGAAAGACCAAGCCGATGCAGCAGAAGCAGCTGCGCGATTGGAAGTAGAAAGAGAAAGAATTGCCTCTCAAGAACGTATTGCTGGCGCTCAGCTTCTGGCAAAAACAGAAAAAGACGCTATGGAAGTCGAAATCAAGAGAATGCAAGAACTTTCCAAGATGCAACAGCTAACTAAACCTCAAACAGGAAGAAGATAGTGGATAAAAACTTGGATTACCTTTTAACTGAGTACCGTGACCGTATAAATATGCTCCAAAACGCTATTTCTACGGGAAATTGTGTCAATTATGAGGAATATAAGTACGCTTGTGGACAAATACGAGGTCTTGAGTCCGCATGTTTAGCAATAACAGACCTCAAACAACGAATGGAGAAATCTAATGACTGAAATACTAATCGGCTCAAATCCCGATGACGTATCCGCAGTAACAACTCTGCCTCAAACAGCAGAGGAAAAAGCAAGACAACTACCCGAACCCTCTGGATATCGCATTTTGTGTGCTATTCCTGATGTTGATGAGACTTACGAAAGCGGAATCCTCAAATCGGATACCACACTGCGTCACGAAGAAGTCCTATCAACGGTGTTTTTTGTTGTAAAAATTGGTCCTGATTGTTATAAGGACACAAGCCGTTTCCCTACTGGGCCTTGGTGTAAAGAAGGCGACTTTATCCTAGCCAGACCAAACTCTGGCACACGATTAAAGATCCACGGACGCGAATTTAGGATCATCAATGACGATTCTGTAGAAGGAATAGTCGAAGATCCCCGCGGCATAACCAGAGCATAAGGAGAAAATAATGCCTGATATTGAAATGACGGAATATAAATTTCCAGACGAGCAAGAAGATAAGACTGAAGAATTAGAGCCTATTGAAATTGAGATTGAAGACGATACCCCACCAGAGGATCAGAATCGCACACCATTGCCCAAGGAAATCGTTGAAGAGCTTGACAAAGATGACTTAGAGGAATTTAGCGGAGAAGCAAAGAAGAAGTTGTTGCAGATGAAAAAGGTCTACAACGATGAACGCAGAGCTAAAGAGTCCGCAGACAAAGAGCGTCAAGAAGCTGTTGATTTTGCTCAAAAAATCATCGAAGAAAACAAAAAGCTTAAAAACAGGCTAACAACTGGTGAGCAAAGTTTAGTTTCTAGTTACAAAGAAAACATAACTCGCGAACTAGAGGAGGCTAAACGGTCTTACAAAGAAGCTTATGACTCTGGCGATTCTGAGCTTTTAGTAAATGCCCAAGAAAAGTTAACTGAAGTTAAATTGAAATCTCAGGAATTAGAAAGGTATAAACCTGAATTTTCAGAAGAGGCTTTACAATCTCAAGAAAATGATGTAAAAATACCTCAACCCCAACGTTTGGACTCAAAAACCCAATCGTGGCTGGACAAAAACAGCTGGTATGGAGTTGATGAAGATATGAGCTACCTAGCAATGGGTGTTCATAGGCGCTTGGAAAGAGAAGGAGTTCCGATAGGATCTGACCACTATTTCAAGTCCATTGACACAGAAATGCGTCAAAGATTCCCAGAGAAATTTGGGAGTTCCGAAGAGACCAAAGACTCTTTCGAGGTAGAGACCAAACCCTCTACAAAAAGTAAACCGAGCACGGTAGTTGCGCCAGCGACTAGGTCTACCTCTCCAAAAAAAGTCAGACTTACGCCAACGCAGTTACAACTGGCAAAGAAATTTAATCTAACACCAGAGCAATACGCTCGTGAACTTACAAAACTGGAGTCCCAAAATGGCTGAAAACAGAAAACCTCGTGAAGTAGAAGATCGTCAACAAAGCATGCGTCCCCAGCAGTGGAAACCGCCTGAATTGTTGCCAGAACCAGATAAGCAAGCAGGATTTTCTTATCGTTGGATCAGAGTTTCTACTTTAGGTACTGCGGATCCCCGAAATATCTCTGCCAAATTCAGAGAAGGATGGGAGCCTGTACGAATAGAGGAGCAACCGAAGTTCCAACTGCTAGTCGATCCCAATAGTCGCTTTAAGGACAATATTGAGATTGCAGGGTTATTGCTTTGCAAGACTCCAGATGAATTTGTTGCTCAACGTAATTCACATTACCAAAAGCAAGCAGAAAATCAGATGGATGCTGTAGACAGTAGCTTTATGCGCCAAAGTGATCCTAGAGCACCGCTCTTTAAAGAGAGCAAATCTACGGTGACCTTTGGTAAAGGTTAATTTTAATTAGGAGTTTATTATGGCTTATCCAACCGTAGACGCTCCGTATGGACTAAAACCAGTCAATTTAATTGGCGGTCAGGTCTTTGCGGGGTCAACTCGTCAGATGCAAATTGCAAGTGGTTACAACACAAACATTTTCTATGGCGATTTAGTAAAACGTATTGCAGATGGAACGATTGAGAAAGACACTGGTACAACCTCTGCCACGCCTTGCGGTGTGTTTTTAGGTGTTAGCTTTACCAATGCTTCTACTGGTCAAGTACAACAACAACAGTTTTACCCAGCAAGTCAGCAAATCAAAACTGGAACTCAGATTTTTGCAGTAGTTG